ATCATTCAGCTTGCGCAAGAACAAATCATCACGCATAGGCTTCAAACGACCAAAGTGCTTCATGTAGACTTGCTGATACTTGCCATCCTTGACGCCCAAGAGCACGCGAACCATGTTACCAGGCAATGCCTTGACAAGTTCTCTAATCTCCTTCACATCCCCAGAAGCAACTTGCTTCCAAGTCTCCAAATAGCAATCATCGCCATTAGCCACGTTAGCAAATGCTTTGATGAAATCCATCAAAGTCTCTTCGCCTACGAATGCTTTACGAACACCCTCGTCCTTAAACCACTCGTAAGCTTCAGATGCTTTAGATTCTGCATAAGCAAACTGACCAATGTTGTTAGTCCACTGAGTCTTCCCAGACTGAGAAACTTTAGCCTCGGACTTAACCAAAAACTCAAGCTTAGTCTTGAATGAAGGTTCACCGCCGTGCTCAACCCAAAGCACAACTTTGTTGAACTCATCGCCACCGATGTTCAACCCAACATATTGAGGCTCTTGCTTAGCAGGAATCCCAATGTCATTGAGTTCATTCAACGTAGGATTAACCGCAAGAATTCTAACAGGTGCAATACCTACATACAGGGGAGTACCTCCACCGGATGCTACCTCTTTCTCTGAGCTGTTACTTACAATAGCCATCAGTCGTTCAATTCAAAAATGTTATCACTTGATTCACCATCAGCATTCTCGCTGACATTGTCTTCTACTTGCGAGATAGTCTGCTCCGACTCATCTGCTTGAGGAGTTACGTCATCAACCAACACAAAGGTGATTTTCTTCGTAGCTCTCTTTGGGCGCTTGCCCTTTAAGTTTGGATTCTCAAACAAGACTTTCATCTCGTCTGTATTGAGTCCATACTTCTTAGCAATCAGCGGACGTCCAAGACCATTGCTCAGGTCTTCCAATACACCACTAATAGTTACGACCTTCTTCTCTGAGGTCTGCTCCACAACCTCAACTTGAGGTTCTACGTTTGATTGTGCTTCAATCATGGTTTGTTGAATTAGTCAATAAAGATTTTGTCCCAATCGAGTGGGAAAGTTTGCCCTTTGAGGTGGTCACAGCGTGACCCAGCTTGAATATCTCCCATGCTGTCAAAGCTGATCATGGTTGTATCGTCTTCACGAAAGACATAACCAATAGCATCAGCATTTGCACACGTGATATTCTTGAGTTTACCAGTCAAGTCCAAGTCCTTAACAGATACTTCCTTACCCTTCTTGTCAATCTTAGCTTCCTTTAAGTGTCCAACTAAGATGACGTGGTCAGCAAGGGTGTTAAGTCTATCAATCCACTTCTTGAATGCTTGACGTAAGTACAAGTAACCCGCGCCGTTAGGTAAAGAAAGGACAGAGAGACCAGTGTTCTCTTTGTCAAAGTTCTTACCCATAGGAGTGTTCTGATAAAGCTTCTTTGCTTCATACTCGCACCACACCTCCAGCTGAGTTACTGTGTCGATTGCAATGTACTTGTACGGCTTACCAGCTTCTGAAATCTGCCTCCCAATCTTAGCCAGTTCGACTAGATTTTTAGCTTTAATCTTCAGAGCCTCTACCATATCAGTACCGTTCTCTAAGTCGATAATCAAACAGTTGTCCAGTTGAGACAGAGCTGTAGTCTTACCGATCTTTGGCTGTCCATACAAAACAAAGTTCTTCGGGCTCTTACGTACGGCCCCAACCTTATTTGTAGGTAGGCTAATTTTTAGGTCGCTCATTTATTGTAAACGTTGATAAGTCTGTTTGAAACGGTATCATACCAAGCATGCCCTCACGATTCTTTTCCATGTGGCATGCCAACAACCCGATTGGGTCTTCACCACAGTACGTATCCGTAATCCCGTACAAATCGTACGGTCTTTGTAGCATCATTACTACATGAGCATCCTGACCAATTGAGTCACCCCCAAAGAGGTCTGTTAGCAGCGGTTGATACTGCTGTTTGGCTCGGAATTCTTGCTCAATGTTACGGTTAAGCTGCGATAAAAGGATAGTAATCGTTTGCATCTTGGCTTGTACCCACATAAACCCTTTTGATAAAGTGTTTAGCTTCTGTAGTTCTGTATCCTCTTTCCCAAGCACAAGTCTTGAGTGGTCAACCAGGTTAATGATTGTCTTGGTTGGGAACTTCTCAAACACATACTCATTTGTGTATTTGATAGTCTCCATGTCCTGGGGAATACTGCAGAAATACAAAGGATAATTTTTGTAGCTCTGCACGCTTTGCTCATACTTTGTCACCATACTGTCACTTAGTGGTTGTTCCACAGACAGTAAGTCAAACGTCTGGAGTTTTGTGTGTTTAGAACCTGCACGCAATATCTGCTGCTCTCCTGGCATCTCGAAGCTCCAATAGATGACCACGAGGTCGTTCTGCTTTTGTTTGTTTACATCTAGTACATCGAATATTAGTTGGTTTGAAAATGCTGATTTACCTACACCTGGTCGACCTGCAATTACATACATCTTCCCAGGCTGTAGTCCACCCATAAGCTGTCGATTAAGTCGAGGCCAAGATGTAGGATACACTCTACGCTTACCGTGTCGCGCATCCTTAACATCTTGGACTGACTTATCGACTACCTCTTTAATATGGGACAATTTAGGCAGCCGTTTAGAGCTGCCTTGTGATCCGTCTGTCTGTTGATTCTTCATCTGCATCTAAGCCTATGTACTTTTCCCACGTGTGTTGATTCACCCAAGTACTAAGCATTTGCATGAAGTGCATAGTCCCTCCATCCCTCCTAATTTTCAGCTCAGTTTCAAGGGCTTTGACGACCTCTCTGTGCTTATTAGGATTGGGCTTAAGGTATTGTCGATACTTCTTCTTTGCAGCCGCGTTTGTGGATGTGTTAGCGTCTTTACTCCTCAAGATACGAGTAGCGCCCTTAGGATCTGTAACCTTAAGAGGAAAGTGGGAGACAAGCTCCGACCACATTTGTTCGAAAGGGGTAAAGTTCTTACGTAAAAACTGCTCCCGAACAATATGGTCTTCGACATTGTCTCCCAACTTAATGAAGCCTTTGGTTTGCAGCGCTTCTAGGTCAACGTCCAAGGATAAACTAACTAAAACATCATGGGCTTTTTGATGAATCAGATACAAATATAAGTAATCATTCGCAGATATCCCAAAGTCTTTTAGACTTTCTGTCGAAATTTCTACTATCATACCAATTATTTAAACACCATAGTAATCTCAACCCCTTGCACATTGAAAGTCACTGACTTAGCTTCTCGCTTGTTGACTTCAATTACTTTGTGTTCTTTGTTCTTGATAAACTTCATGTACCGTTGATAGACTGCATTACCGCTAGATCTTCCAAGATCAACCGCAATTTTATCCCAGTCGTGTCCCTTTTTTACACGCTTGTCAATAGCATAAAGCTCTGCCTGCGTGTACCGCTTGATTTTTAAAGCCATGTTACGTTTGTTAGAGGTTTAACTGCACTCGTAACCCACTTCTCTTCTTGTGAGTCTTTGACATACAGTATGTAAATTGTCCCAGATTTTCCTTGCTTGTAGCGCAGCAGTCTACCTACTCGTTGAATGAGAGGAAGAGACTTACTATCAAGCCCAGCAATAATCCCGATATTAGCATCAGGAACGTTAAAGCCCTGGTTGAGCGCTTTAGTGCTGCATAGTACTCTTTCAGATTGCTCGAGGAACCTCTCAAGTACTTTTGCTCTTCGAGCTTTACCAAGTCCCGAGTGGTAGTATAAACCTCCAAGAGCGTCAGCCATAGACTCAGTAAAAGAATTATTGCCGCTAAACACCAGTATTTTGTCGTCATTGTGATTACTGATTAGTTCTTTAGCCTTGTCTATCTTAGAAGTAGCATTCTGCACCACTTGCTTACGTTCTCTGATAGAATCAAAGAACATCTTAGCTCCCGCCTTGTCTCCGTCTAATTTCCCGGATAGAATAAGCTTTGCATCGTCGAATGTATTGAACCCCCCGATACGATATTTAGCTTGCACAAACTTGTTGTTTGCCTTCTTGTAAGCTGCCTTATCGTCTTCGTTCAGTTCAATAGGTACACACACAATCTCATACGGAGCCACCAGTCCAAGAGCCACACATTCATCGAGTGTGATTTTATACCTGACCGGGGCTAATTGAAAG